TCTATCTTACCGCCCAAATCGTGAATACCTTCGTGCATGTGTTTCATATCTTTTTTGATACCTGTAATATATCCATATATAGATAATAAATGTTCTCTTGTACTCTTGGGTTTTAATTTATCTCCAGCGGGCATTATGTTAACATGTTCCTTTGTTTTAATTTTATCATTTTTTCTTCTTCGGATAGTAAGGCATTTTCTGCCATGGTCAATCCATTATTTAATTGCGCTACCTGACCACTATTAATTACGTTAGGATTAACAGCAGTGTTGACTACATTTTCAGGTAGTGGTGGCGTTATTAGCGATGCTTCATCAGCTGTGGGTACTAAATAATTTTCTATATTTAAATCAAAATCTTGATTGAGTCCTAGCTCTGACATATCTAAAGACATTTGCTCAATGACTTCTAGTATCTCATCTGTAAGAATGTTAGGTATACCTTTATCTTCAGCTAGTTGTGCAAATTGCAGTGCAGCTCTTTGTGAAATTAACAATGGAGAGAACTGATTGTCTTCAATATTTTGATACAAAGGCATTTCATTTCTAGCACCAAATATTTTTTCAATAATATCATCTCGCATACCTAAAGTTTTAACCGCATCGTATACTCTTCTTAATTTACTCATGTCTTCGTAAAACGATTTGTTAGCTTCAAAGTATTGTCTTATGATTTGATTCTTATCTGTTATTGGATCCCCTGTTCTAAGATCTTCAAATATTTTTTTAGCTTCATTTCTTTTTGATTCATTAAACTCAGCTATCTTAAAATCAAAATTACGTTCAAGGTCTAGAGGCACTTTTCTAAAACCTACAAAACCAAGTAGTTCATCTGGTACTTCATAGTTAATACCTGATTGAGTTTTACCTTGTATAGCTGTTATTAATCTTTTTACCTGCGGTAATGATCCAGGTGATAATGTATAAGCTACGTGCTGCGTAGACTTACTCCATTTAGTCATTATACCATCTTCTGGATTCCATACAGGACTACCATTGTCTTTAATACCATTTCTAATCATAACATCAGCAACAGCTCCAAACCAAATAGACTCAGTAAAGAATGGCTCTAATACTTTACCCATCGCTCGTGTTAATCCGTTTACAAAACCAGTGATTAACGGATCATCTTCGTCAGCTTGTTTTGCTTTTTCAACATTAGCTACAATAGTATTAACAGGTTGAATCATAGTATCGTAAAAGAAACCATGACTAAAATCTATGTATTTATATTTACCATCTTCGTATACTCCAATAATTGTATTGTCTTCTGACCACACCGGTAATATTTCTCTCATTGCTGTAAGTTTTTCTCTAGTAATACCATACAAAGCAGAGCCAGCTTTCATAGCTGCGAGTGGAAAGAAACCATAAGTTAAAGCTTGACCTACTAATCTTTTCATACCTATTGTTTCTCTTACAGGATCTTTTATTTCTTTAAGAGAACGCATAGTCGTATTGCCACCTGTTCTAAAAATTTCTGATGGGAAAGATGCGAAACTTCCAAGAGGTGATCTTCTAATTCCTTTTACAAAGTCTGATACGTATGCATAGTTAGGAACTGTTTCTCTTACAATCTTAGCTGCTTCTTTCATTATATCCAAATCTTTAGGCATCTTAACAAATGAGCCATCAGCATTTTTTACACCGTTTTTAATAGCTGATTTAAATGCTTCTTTTAATTTATGTCCTTCTGCTAAGAAGTTTATAATTCTAAATATATCATCCTCTGCTGTGTATAAATCTTGAGCTACACCATAAAGTTTTTTAAATTTTTTAGTTGTAGTGTTTATTAATTTATTAAAAAATACTTCTGCTGTTTCGTTTCTTTGTCCTGCTAAAGTAATATCTCCAAATAATCCTTCAATTTCTTTTTGCATTATGTTTTGGTTAACCACTCCTTCATCTAATAAAAATTTATACAGCTTCTGATTTTGTGGTGTATTTCTGTATAGCAACTGTGGTTGTATTGTATTAAACGCAGTCTTTGAAAACTCTGCTAATTTTAAGGGACTAATTAAAATATTACCACTATGTACAGTAGTAAATATTGCAGAGAAAAAGTTTCTCATGTGTGTAAATGGACCTAGGATAGTTTTACCAGCTTGCGATATACCTTTTGGTATCAACATCATAGCTCTATAAGGAAGAGATCTTGTTAGACCACTACCTATAATTTGATCTCCTACTCTCATTGCCTCTGCCCATGTTCGAGTTGTAAACATACCATCTAAAGGTGACGTATAAACTTCATCAGATAATCTAGTTGTAAGTTTTAAAGGTTTAGATATAGCATCCGCTCTACCTAATTTAACTAAAGCTGCGTTATAAGTAGGATAAAATAATGCTCTTTCACCTTTTGCAAGTAAAGCTTCGTTTTGTCTTAATAACGATGTGTAAAAATTATCTCGAGCAACGATCTCACCCAGGTCAGTCATAACATTGTAGATAGTATTTTTTGCATCTTTGTAGCTACCAAATAAAGTTTTAAACGCTTCTAAATCTGATTTAGTTTGTATCAGTCCACCATCTTTTGTAGCTTTAAACTTACCACCAGCTGTAATGTTGTCACCTATGTTTACAACCTGCACGGCTTTATCGTCCATAATATTTACAGAGCCTATGGGAAACTCAGGTGTATTAGATACAGGGTTTTTAGTTACACGTTTTAAAATGTTGTTAACAACAATCATACCATCATCAATAGAAAAATTTTTTTCACCATTGTTTTTGTGATACTTTTGAATAATTTTAGCCACATCTTTTTTAGCAGCTAGTGTTGGTTTAAATCCATCAAACAATCCCATGTTCATGTCAAAAATTTTATAATCAGATCCTAAATTATATTTGACTCTGTTATTTAAAATTTCATTTAATTCTTTAGTAGCGACGTTAACATTTTTGTTTTGAGCAATTAAATTTTTTAATGCAGCTGCTGCATTTCTAAAATTAAATCCATCTGTAATTAAATCATCTAACGAATTTTTATTAATACCTAATTTATTCATAGCATTTCTAAAAGCTGTTAAAGATTTTTTACTGAATCCAGGAAAAACAATGTTGTTTTTTTTTACAATATCATCAGTGCTTAATAAAAATTTAGAAAATAATTCAGATAAAGCCGTGGGATTTTGTATAGCCTCAGCAGCTGTGGTGCTATTTTTAGATATTTTTTTAAGTGAGTTGTCAAAATTTTTAGCTATGTCATCAGATAAAACTTTAACAGAACTTTTCTTTCCCTCTAATTTTTGAACTCCGTCAAATATTTCTTGAGCCTTATCACTTCTAGATCTAAATGGTTTACCTACATATTTATCCACCCATCGTTCTATTTGTGAATTACTAAATGCAAGATCTTTACCTTTTGTTGCAAGTAATTTAGCTGTCTTACCTGTACCATAAATAAAAGGCAGGATAGGAAAAGCTAACTCTGCTCCAAACTTAAGTTTATTATTTAACTGTCTGAATGCATCTTCATTAGCTGTTTCTTTTTTCTCTCTATCTAAACCGGTACCAATAAAATCTATGGCGTCTATGTCTCCAAAAGTTCCGATGTCTTCTGCTTTCATAACTATCGCACCACCACCAAAACCACCACCAAGTGATACAGCTACGAATTTATCGAAGCCGCTTGGTTTACTTATATTTTTAGCTTTAGAAGCTGCTTTAGATAGATTGGCGTTGTCAACTGTTTTACCATATCGATTAGTTTTAATTGCATTAACAAGTATTGGAGCTAGTTGTCTTGCCTTCATACTTGCGTATTGAATAGCCGGACCCAAAGTTTTCATGGCTATTTTAGTTCCACCATATAGTTGCACAAATGCTTCAGTTAAATGTCCCGCCGCCGTTGCCTTAGCTTGTTCCTCTGCTTGATTTTCTATAAGACCAAAAATAGTTTTTTCAAATTCTCTGTTAAATCTTTCTGTTAAACTTTGATCAACATCTAAACCATCACCAGTTGCAGCATCGTATATAAGTGTTCCAAAGTTAATTATACCTTTAGGTATTTTAATACCCCCACTAACAACTGCTCCAGTTATAGACTCACCTAGTCCTACTTCATAATCGTCTTTATCTCCTAATCCAACCTTTTCTACTTCTTTAAATTTTATAGGCTCATCTATATCTTCGGATTGTTTTTTCGCTTCTGCTTGAGCAGCTTTTGCTTCTCCAAATAAAGCTACGTCTTTTGAAAGAAGTGATGAAAGTCTAGTATATTTTTTTTCTTCTTTGATTCTTTTCTTTACGTCTTCTTCAGATAAACCTTCGTTTAAAAGTTCTTCTTCTCTTAACCTTTTAATTAAACCATCAACACCCTCTTCACCGATAATACGATTGTAGAGTTTACCTTCTTCTAAATTTTCTTCGATTACTTTTCTGGTGTCTTCAGAAGGAATTAGAAAATCATACCAATTGGACTTGTCCGCCATTTTCTACTCCTCTATTTTTTCTGATACGTATTCTTTAACTATGTTGCCTTGTCTTATGATGAATTTACCTGAGCTGATGTCATACACTGGAATGTTTTCAGGTATTTTTTCTAACTTTGAATTTTTAGTTATAGCAGCTCCATCAGTTAAACTACCCTCATATTGCCCTGCTCCAAAAACAAATTTGTTTTTTCCTTTTATTCTCATAAAATTAGAGTATGCGTCTGGATTCTGTTCTTTAAATTTCATTATATCTTCGTAGATAAGTTCACCTTGCATCTTATCAATACTAGGAGTACCATACATATTTGATGTAACACTTATTATACTATCTATAATTTCACTTTTGTCCTCTTTTAATTGTTCAGTTGGTTCTTTCTTTTTTCTATAGATCTCTGTTCGATATAATTCATTCAACACCTCTTGATAATCTCTACCCGTTTCTTCAGAAATTTGTTTTGCTTTTTTGATAAACTGCGTGGCTGTATCATCGTCCATATCTTTAAAAAGTTCTAGACCAATAGCTTGTCTTGCTCTTCTTTTATCTGATAAGTCTTTAAATAAATTAGCTGTAGGTTCTTTTGATGCGAGAAGTATGTTTCCAATAGTACCACCACCTCCAGTTTGACCTGCAATCTGTGGTCCTATTTCTAATAAAAATCTTGTTAAAGGGTCCTCTAATCTAGAGTCGCCACCACCTAAACCTTCAATAAATTTTACTCTATCAGATAGAGTTGCAAAATCTTCTTTATCTGGACCTGTTTTATAGTTTCGTCTTTCGACAACATTATCCATAATGCCGCCACCGACGTCACCACCTTTTCTAAACATAGGTCTTTTAAATGTATTACTCATATTAACTAAACGCCCTGTATACTCCTGCTAATGTAGCTCCAGCTCCTAAGGCTGTTTGTAATGGTGAAGGCGAAGGTGTTTGTTGAGTTTGGAATTGTGCTGGGTATCCAGAAATTAATCCCATAACACCCTGACCATATTGTTGAGCCAATGTTAGTGGTTGATTCTGTTGTGCTTGTAATAACTGTTGTTGCGCTGCTAACTCAGCTTGTGTCTGCGCTTGTTGCTGTGTGCCTAGCGCACCTAATGCTGAAATTTGCTGACCAAATAATTGTGGAGCCTGAGTCGCTAACTGCTGTTGTTGAGAAGCTAACGCTTGTTGATTAACAAATGCTTGCTGCGCAGCTTGTTGAGCTTGACCAAAACCTTGCTGTAATAATTGTGCTTGAAGTGCTGCCCGGTTCCTGTCGCTTGTTGTTTGATATTCTGATCTTACAACACCTTCTCTACCACCACCAAGAACACCTCTACCTACAGCTTGCGCTGCGATACTAGGAATTCCTTTTTGAGCTTGTACATCAAACTCTCTCAACGTTTCAGATATAACATCTTGTTGATAAGGTGACATAAACTGTTGATACGCAGTTGGTCCAGTAAACTGACCTGCTTGACCAGCTTGTGTAGCTGCCGTTTGTAAGAAAGGCGCGAACGTTCCTAACCCACCTCTTAACGCTTGAGCTTCTTGTGTAATAGCTGACGTTGGGGCTACAAATTGTGGACCTAAAGTTTTGCTTAAATCAGCACCACGTAGACCACCAATAGCCGACTGTAAGTCTGATAAATATGTTTTACCTGCCGCTTCAATAAACGGAGCTGGTAACTGTTGTACTGTTGAAATTTCTGCCATTATACCACCTTACTCTCTAGGTTCTTCATGAGATCATACATTCTCTGAGCACCTTTATTAACACTACCACCCCCTGCAGCTCTTACTGCATCGGCGGTAAATACAAATTCGTTGTTTGATAACATCGCTGGGATATCATCTGCTTTTTCTTTTACACCAACTGGTGGTATAAATCCACCTGTTTCTCTCATATCTAATTCTTTAACACCTTTAGAATTAATGTTTATTGGTAACTTTTCAATGCCTGATGCCTGTTCCACTAACTTATCGGAACCAAATGCACGGCCAACTCTGCCACCTTCAGCCATGTTTCCTACATCTACTGTTTGATCATCAGCGTTTTCTACCAAGGCATTTATTCTTACGTCGTATTCTTCAGGTGATTCATTCTCACCTTTTGGATATAATCTTGAAAACTGTATCTTTAATTGATCTTTTACTTGCGCTTGTCTTTGTGCAAAATCTGAATCTGATTCACCTGGTTGTTGTTCCATCTCAGCTAATAGTCCAGTAATTGCTCCGCCAACTCCAGCTATTTTTAATGCATTAGATGCCTTTGAGCCACCTGTAAAAAAATTACCAATAGCAGTAGCACCTGGTAAATTACCAAAACTAAACCCTGACATACCTGCTCTTTGTAATCCTAATAAATTACCACCACCTAAATAATATCCTCCAGCTGCAAGCAGTGCTAACTTACCAGCATCAGAACTAATTAAACTTTTAATACCTTTACCTACACCTTTAACAGCTTTCTTAACACCTTTAACAATACTACCTAGACCGTATTGTGCTCTGCCACCATCGGCCATAGATCTTTCTTCAAATAGTTGTCTAGCTTTTTTAGCCGCTTCTTCTGGAGAAAAACCTTCGTCTAAAAGTTGTTCGTATAGTTGTTCTAAAAATCTTTCATTCATATCATCAGAAGCCATCTTCATCTCTGGCTTATCACGTCTATAATCGCCTTTTAGAATGATATCTGGTGCCCCTGCTACAAATGTTTTCGATGCTTTAGTGTCTGTTAATGCCATAATTTTGTCGTATTTAAGTTTGAATGGCAGGCGTACTTATCCTGAAATATCACACTTTATTTGATTTTTTGGCTATCGTCAACACCTTTGAGAGGTTGACTTCCTTGGTACAAGTCGTCCCAAAACCTACCACAATAAGAGTATTCACCAACGTGTGTAATATAATCTTTAACATATATATGAATTTTACCACCCATATCAGACCATCTTTGACAGAAACCAAAGTCCTCTCCAAAGTATCTTTTAGTCTTAGGGTCATGAAGAGTATCAAAAAGATTAAACATGTTCTCTTTTTTCTCTGTATTACCATTGATTATAGTGGGTTGATATATCTCTAGCTCTGGGTAATGTTTCATCATCTTTTCTATAACTTCTCTCTTAATTAACATACAGCCAGTAGGAGCGTGAGTTACTTCAGCAACTCCATCATTTACTTCTATTTTTTGTGGGTCTTCTACTTTTAAAGGAAACGTATAGCCAGCTCTTGATAGATCATCTTTGTCATTAATAGCTCTGTGTTTTGTTGTGGTTCTTCTCCATGTTTTATCCCAATCAAAAGTTTTCATAGGATATGGACAACCAATAACATCCTTGTCTTTGTCTAACATAGTAAAGATAGTCTTGGACTGAAAGTCAATATCTGAGTCTATAAACAATAAATGCGTATAATGATCTGGGTGATTTATCATTTCAGCCACACATAAATTTCTACCCTGCGTAACTAATGACGATTTCATTAATGTAAAACTTACAAGTATTTTTCTTTGCATGCAGTCTTGTTGAAATTTTAAAACAGCTTGTGCATAGTGCATTGATACATCGCTATGACAGGGAGTACATACCATTATCTTATATTGAGACTTAGTCCCAATATTTATTGTAGTTACTTCTGTGTCCCCAGTTTGAGTTGGCTTAGTAAACCAGATGGGTTCATTGTTTTGGCCCGAGGCCTTATTACTTTTTTGCATTTATTGCTCCTTCTAAAAATCTTTTCCAAGAAGTGCCTATTTTATTCCAACCATAATAGGCCTGTGCATATGCAGATTGACACTCTAAATGATTATGTATTTGTTCTTCGTGTAAAGTATTAGCAGCTGCTTCAATACCCATTGCAAACTTTTGAGCTAGGTTTCTGTAATTTGATTCGTAAGGAACATACATAGGAAACTCTGCACCTGTTTCAAACAATGCACCATAATTAGTTGTGATACAATACAACCCTGCAGCCATACATTCTAATAAAGATATGCAAAACGTTTCTTCAAATATACTAGGGTATACGTACATGTGATAAGTATGTAAGTGGTCCTTTATAAAACTATTTGGTTTGTATCCTATGTAATTTACATTTGGTAATTGTCTAGCTTGTTCATACAGGTCTTTGTAGTTATGATCGTTTGCCTCGTAAAAATCTTTGCCGTATATTTCTGTAGATGAATATACATCTAAACTTATTAATGGATTCTTAACTAACTGCATAGCTCCCAACAATACAGACAATCCTCTCCAAGGTGTGTTCTGATGAATAATTTTTATAGGCTTACCTTTTTCGTAAGGTGTAGATCTACCTATTTTATCTATACCGTTTTTTATTACTACAGATTTATGTGTAGGAATATCAAAGTATGTTCTAAATTTTTCATAAGTCCAATGACTATTAAATACATACCAGTCGTACTTGTCGTGATTAGATTTATCTTTAAACCATGGATATAGATTACCTTGATCGTAAGAATTCTTTTGCCATAGGATATTTACTTTTGTAGGATGTAAAGGTATTTTTTCTGGTACAGATGTACAGATCTGTACTTCACTTAATAATTTATTATCGACATATTTTTTTAAATAGTCTTCTTGTAATTCAGTTCCGCCGTTAGGTTTTTGATTTATCATTGTTATTACTCATCGCTTTCTGTATCATGTCTAAGCCTTTCGGAGATACCTGAACAGTTACATCTTGTACTATATCAGGTCCTTCTTTCTTTTCTTTAAACACTTCGTTAGTTTTAGTATTACGCCACGTAGTTATCGTAGTGCAATCTATCTTAATTATGTTATCCGTTTTCATTCTCTCTGTTTATTAAAGCATAACTTATAAGGCCTTGTATTTTATTACTGCCTGTAGCTGCTTGCACAGTTATAGCATCACCTGCTTCTAAATTCAAGCCCTCAGGTGAGGCATTTACTTGCGACTTACCTGGTACGTCATCTCTAAAAAATTCATATTCAGTGCTTGAATCAGATGAATCAACAAAATTCATGTTTACTAAAATAGATGATGATGCATCGTTGTTTGCACAATAGATACTTTTAACTATAATTGTGCCATCAACAGGGCAAGTAAGCACTGTAGTCTTGCTTGCATCAGCTTGTTTGAAACCTTGATTTTTGTAAAATATACTCATGCTAAAAAATAGTTAAATGCCTCTTGCTCGTTTTTTAAATCTTGTTGAAAAGAAAAATTAAGTTGTTGTTGCATGGTAGCTAACGCCTCAATAATCTGTCTTTGGTTTTCTGCTTCGTACTCTGGTGCCGGTTCAGGTATGTATGCTGTTACTTTTGCCATTAGTAATCTTGTCTTCCTCTACCAGTTCTATTACTTACAGGACCTCCCGTTGTTGCGCTAACACCAAATCCTTGTCCAAAATCATAAGATTTCTGACCATCAGCGCCTACTCCATATTTACCGTCACCACCACCTGATGGAGAAGTAGGTTTATCGCCACCATGAATATTTATAGATTTAGTTTTCTTTATTTTTTCTTTTAATTCAGCTTTTTGTTTATCAAATTTAGCTTTCATACTAGTTAAGAAAGCAAAGTCACTTACATTCTTTTTATTCATCTCGTTCCAAGTTTTACCATATTCATTTGTATTATTTAAATCACCATACTTTTCGGTCCATCTATCTTTAGATTTGTCAATAGACTCCGCTTTTTTTGCATAATCGTTTTCAATAGATTCTGCATAGTTACCCATAAGACTTCTAACATTTTTACCTCTTACATCTTTTAAAAGACCAGTATTAGGATCTACATATATTCCACTGCCCGGAACATTTTTTAGATCCATAGCAGACTTAATAAATTTTCTATCTTCATACGGAAGAGTATCAAATCTATCTAAACTTTTTATAAATCTCATACCTGGTATAAAATCTATTGCGCTAGAAGCTATGTTTGGTACAGTTTTAGTAAAGAAATCTTTTGCTTGTGTCATGATACCTGTTGGTCTAGTAAAATAATTTCTTTGTTCGTCTATTCTTGGATCACCTAAAGCAAATTTTTGACCGCCTGCCATTACAAATGGAGCTTCAAATGTTTGTCCTACTGTTGACTCTGTAATACCACCTTTGATAGCTTCTGGATATACATCATCAGCACTTCCATAATTTATTTTTGTTGGTAATTCTTCTACAGATTTAAAAGGAAAATTACTTTGCATGCCTGAAGAAAAAGGCATAGGTATTGGTACAGTGGTGCCTGGATAATATTGAACATTATTTTTAATAGGCTCACCTGTAATAACATTAAACTCTGGCTCTGCACTAGCTGCAGGTGGAAAAAAGAAATCTCCTATTCTTTGTAAAATACCTGTTTTTTCTTGTTGCTGGTTTTGAGCAGCCGCTAGATAATTTTCTGCTTGTTGTCTAATCTCAGGTGTATCGCTATTTAACATAGCTTGTAAGTTTTGGTCTGATATACCTATTCCATAACTAATTGGTGTTGCCATTATCTTCTTCCATCCGGTTGTGCATCTAGTCTAAAGGTTCCGTATCTCCAAGACTCCCCTGTTGAAGTATTGGCTATTTGAATTGAAACTAATCGACCTCTAGCTCGAGTATCTACTTTATCAGTGGTAGACGTTATTGTAAAGGGTCCAAGTGGTGATCCTACGGGAGCATTGTCAGGGTAATCATTTAAAAATAATGTAACCTGCGAATTACCACGTAAGTATTTAAAGTCGGGTATAAATCTTTTAACTGACATAAAAAACTCTCCATCTCCTCTATAATCAACAACTCCGGTTTGTTGACCCAAAGCGCTTCGTCTAGATGTAATGTCCCAATCTCCAGATTTAATAAACGCATCAATAGATGTTGTGCCAGAACTGTTGACTTGGTCATCACCTTTTTCATGACAATAATAAATAGAAGCTCCGTATAAATTAGTTATGCCACTAATAGCGGCAAAAACAGGAGTGTCTGAAGCGTTGTAATCTGTAGCATAAGGCTCAGGGTATACACCCTGATCTTGATAAGTTGATCTATCTAAGGATGAGGTTGTAAATATATTTTCTGAATAGTTATAAGTTACACATCTATCAATTTGCTCTGATCCAGATTTAGGATAGAACCAATTAATCTCTGTATATAAAGTGTTAGGAGATGAGTAAACAATATCAGCAGCTCCATAGTTGATACCTAGATTAGTTCCATCTGTACTGAATACAAAGTCTTCAACTAAACATGGTAATGATTTAACAGTACCATCAAAGACAAAGAATCCACCTTCAGCTGACATCCACCACACAGCTCCGTTTGCGTAAGATACAGCATGTTGACCTATACATCCACAGTTTGTACCCACCTGCCTTACAGAGAAAGTAAATGGTGGACCAACAAATTGAATAACATAAGCTGCTTGATCTGTTAAACAGAACACATAATCTTTACCTTGTATAGCAGCCATAATCTTGTTTCCTGTATCTAGTCTAAAAGTACCAGCTGTATTTGTAGACGTGGGTGCGTAAGTATTTAAATCTTCCTGGTTAGAAAATCTTACAAACATCGGATCTTGTGTGGTTGAGTCTCCAATAGTTGTTTCGGTTCCAAAATGAAATAAGTGTCTATCCCTATCAGATACAAGAGTTATTCGTGTAGCTGTAGGATTGTTTGTGGTGTTAAAATTAGTAGTGGTTGTAGAAGCGCGATTTCCTCTAGGCGCTGCAGCTCCAGCATCCCAAGTAAAAGTTTTACCATCAAATATAGTTGCTACCAATACTTCTCCAAAATTATCAAGGCTCCAGTTTCCTGGATCCAGAGTCACGTTGCTTACTGTTCGTGCCGTACCCCATGCAGAATCACCCCATAAATAAGTTCCCCATCCATAACCTAGAGTTTGAAAAGTTGGTCCTACAATTACGTAAGGTCTTACAGTTGCTGATCCAGTGCCTGAGCCTCCAGGGTTAACTGCTACAGTGGGTGCTGTAATTTTAAAAGTATGTGTGGTTACATCTCTGATTTCAAAAGCTCCATCTGTAAAAGTAGTAGCAGATGTAAATCCATTTGGTATGACAGACATACTATTAAAAGTTATATATCGACCAGCGCTTAGTCCATGACTCGCTAAATTAACTGTGCATACGGCAGATCCCTGCACTGTATCAAATGTAGCTGTCCCAGATATTTGAGAATCTAAAGGAGTGATGTCATAAAAAGCTTCATCGTAGTACAGAAACAATCCTTGTGAAGTTCCAATAGCTACATATTTTTCACCTTGGAAACTTGTAAAAGCATGTTGTCTTCTAGCGGCTCCAGGTAAAGTTTCTTGAGCCACCGTTAACTGTTCCCAGCCACCTATTTTTTCTGGTAGTCCATATCTAAATCTAACGAAATCACCATCTACCCATTGGCCTTCGGCTCCTGAGTCTGTTGCTTGTTTGTTGAATCCTGGTTTAAAGTTAAGCTTCTGTAACATAAGCCTTGCATTATATAGGGTTTTTAAAATTTTGGTAGTATTATATAGCCTTTATTTAGGCATGTAAATGTCTTTAAAAGGTATGTCCAGATTGGTGACGTCTTCAATAGACTCAGCTATTGGATATCCAGCCAAATTAAAAGAGGTATTTAATAGTAAAGGAACCTCTGTTTTTTTGTAGAAAACATTAATTAAATCATAGTAATTTTTATTTTGCTCTGAGGTAACAGTCTGTATTCTACAGCTGTCATCTACATGGACTATTGAAGGAGTGTATTTAATTGCTTTCTTTTTTGCACCTACAGCGAAAGTCATATAAGGAGACTCTTTTAAAGTAGCTAGATCAAACCAATCGTGAGCATGCTCTAAAAGAACAGAGGCAGCTAACGGCCTCCACCATTCTCTTTGTTTAAATTCATTAACGATATCTTTTGCATTCTTGTTTCTTGGATCAAATAAAATAGATCTATTACCCAGAGCTCGTGGTCCCCATTCACTTGAACCTTGAAATATTACTAAAGGTTTTTGCTGTAAAATTAAATCTACAGCTTCATTAACATCTTTTATTATATTCATGATAATATAAATGAGCTCCTATTGATATTCCACCATCCCAAGCCATTGGATCTACAAAGAAGTTTAGATGAGGGTATTTTTTTACATATTTAAAATTGTTAGTGCAGTTCAAAAAGTAACCACCGCTTAATATAAAATTATTTAAGTTTTTATATTTATGGGCTTTTTCTATTAGCTTGCAGGTTTGTTCAAAAGTTTCTTCTTGTAATTCTTTAGCTTGTCTAACTTTATCATAATCTAAATCATATTTCTTTTTACTATCAGCGTAAGCAGCTAACCCCATAACTTTACCTGCATCTTTACCACCCCTGAAACCTAGTTGAAACCCTACACGATTAAATTCATTAGCCCCCACACTTAACGCGCTAAATTCACATTCAGTGCCATTTATATTTTTTACTATCACCGGAGCATAGCCATGTTTCCATGTGCCGTCTAATTCTAAAAAACTCCTACAGGAGTAATGACACCATAGTTTTTTAACAAAGTTATTCTTCACATAATAAATACTTTGCATTTCTTGATAACCAGGTTTATGCGTTTGAGCACCTCCAGCGTCTATAACAATAGCCATTGCTTCATTAAAAGGAGAAAAATATTTACCACACAAAGCATGATAAACGTGATGTTCACTACCTGTAAAATAATAAGGTGGATTACCTAACTGTTCTTGTATTTCAGGTATAACACTTTCGTCATCATCTTTTCCATACCACCAACTATTACGTTTATCGTAAGATCCATAACATACAAAATCAGGTTTAAAGTCTATATTCATTAATATAGAAAAGTAAAAAGAATCATTTACAGTTGGCTCCCAATGTTTTTTGTAGTTGTATCTGTCTTCGTACCAAACATTAACAAGTTGTTTATCTTTAAAATAAGCAACGGATGCTTCGTGAGAAATGTTAATACCTAAATAGTTCATACATCCTCGCTTACAGAAAGTGTTTTCATATTGAAACTAATTCCGTATTTAATATTTTCAGACTTACTAGCTTTACATCCATGTTGTAAAAACGATGAAAACAAAACGAACTTACCTTTTTCAGGTTTTACACTTTGATTAATTTGTGGAAACTCTAAATGTTGAGAATGTTTATTTAAATAAATAGCACCCGACCAAAGTGAGTCATGTATATGAAAATTAGTTTTCTCATTTTTCTTTAGACAATAACCCCAAGCATCCATTAATTTATATCTGGGTAAACTTACATTTTTATCTACTTCGTCTATAAGTTTTTTCAGTATTTCATTAAATTCTTTATCTTCTCTAAAATGCAGCCAGGAAGTCATTTGACCTTTTACATGAGTCTTATAGTTTTCGTTATCATCTTTTCTAACAGCTTCTTCTATATTGTGTATAAAATAATTACTATTAATAGGTATCTTACCTTCTATAAAAAAATAATCGGTTAGTATCTTTCTTTCAATATGTTTATTAATAATCATAGCACGTTACATCCTAGAACAATTCTATTGTGAGTATTATTATGTTCGGTTCCATGTACTAACCAGCTTGGAAATAACAACAGCTTTCCTTTCTCTGGTTTAAACTCAATATAATCGTAAGTGTATTCAGTGTTTCTCAAACTCATTGTGTTTCTTAAAACATAACTGTGTGGATTATAAAAAATTAAATTAGAACTATTTTTATCTACCTTTATATAAATGACTACCGACAAAGTAGATAAAGCGTGCGCATGTTTTTCTAACTTACTATTTTTCTTTTCTACATTAAACCAAGAGTTAGACATTTCTCCTCTAAGTATGTATCCACAATCTTTAGCATACTGTTTACAAAGATCTACGATTCGATCTTTTAAATGTTTTTTTTCAATAAAAGTTAAAAAACAATCTAAGCTATGAGTTGATTGTCCTTCTTTTATTAAAGGAATATCTTTTAATAAATGCTGATTACTCAAAATAATTTCTTCTAGTTGTTTGCACTCTTTGTTGTCAATAAAGTTGTCGTACTCTAGGACTGGCGTTGGAAAAAGTTTGTATTGTCTTATCCCCATTTCTTACACTCTCTCCCCGCAGTTTTAAAATTACGGCCATCTCTCATTCTTATTTCTTCAAAAAAAGTAATTAAGATACACCTTTCTTGATTGTCAAAACTATCAGCAGCGTGTTGATGATTAGCATCAAATAAAAATAATTTGTTAGGCTCAAAATTTACTCTAGTGGTTAATTCAAATTGTGAATTATGTTTATCAACTAATTTATGAAATTCTTTATTTATCTTTTTAATATCTTTGTATGTTTCAAATTTTTTCTGCACATATGAGTCCCTGTCATAAGGAAAAGCTTTTGGCTTATACAGACTGGTTCCTTGGTTCTTGTTTCCTGAAATATAAACAATGGCTGTAAATTCATCGTCATCTTGATGTATAATACCTAGACCCTCTTGTTTTATTTTTTGAAACTGCATTCTAGCAGTCCACGTCAGGTTCTGATAATTCATTGGATATAGGGCCTGTAATATTTTATATGCAGTCATTTCAAAGAAAGGACGATTAACGTTAGACAAATAACCAGATCTAAGTCCAGGCCAATGACCATCTGTAGGATAGTATTCAAGTTTATTAGATAGTTTTACAACCGACTCAAAGTCGTTAAAAAAATTATTTATTATTAAAGTTGGCCATCTCATATTAAAAATAGTTTAAATTAATTACTATTCTTTCTGGTGTATCTGTTTGACTTACCATTTGATGTTTGATGTTTGAATCAAATATAACTATTTGATTTTCTATAGATTTTATTTTTTTGTCACCCACTAAAGTATAACCATTACAGGTTGTTAAGTAATATATAGCTGTGGTCGAATCTAAATCATTAACATCTGTGTGCAGATCTGATTTATAGGGTTTTTCTTTTGCTAAAACAATATTAGCTCGTATTTGTATTACAGCTTTCATGTCTAATTTTTTAATTAAAGGAAGAACTAAATCATAGTGATCAGATTGAACTCTATGTAAATTATAAAAGCAGTGATTAAAAAAAGGAGCATCATCCCAAGTCATATGGCGTCTATAAAACCAATTACAATTACCTAAACAAAATTCTTTTAAATTAATAAAGTCTTGTTGATCTAAAAAATTTTTTATTATTTTAACCATGGCTTTGCTGGAAAATATTTAGGTAAACCTTTAGATGGTCGTTTATCTAAATACATCTTTCTGTTATCTTTGGTATCTTCTATATAGTGTAAAAAAACTTGTGCACACATATCTCCTTTAAATTCATCTCGCCAATGTTCTAGATCTGCTCCTTTGTACAACAACATATCCCCTGGTTTAAGATTAACTTGACGTCCTTTACTGTTGTGAGTTTCGTAATATCTGTATCCACCACCACCTACAAATCTTCCCATATTTTTATTTGGTTCAATAAAAATAGGCCATGGATCACCACCAAGATTTAATGTAGTAGATATTTCACACTCAGGTCTATCTTTATGTCGATGTAAGACATCACCTTTATTGTAGAGCCTAGTGTAAGCGTATGTTTCTAATAACTTTAAACCTGTCCACTTTTCCATTTTAGGTTTAATTCTTCCTAGTAGTATTTCCATGAGGATGTCTCCGTAATTAGACCATGCTCCTGGGACCTGTCCATCTTTCCATGTTCCATAAAAAGCTGTTTCAGGTAAAAGATAACGTTCGTTATATAGATGCGCTGCCGCTGTTCTTTTTAAAAGTAAATACTCTACACACAATTTAGCTATCTGTGGATCAATTACTTTTCTTTTAACGTCGTATCCTAATTTATTAAATTTCATTATCTAAAAGGTTTACCATTAACCCAACACACTAATGAGTACCTTTCTCCTTTTGTAACTGGTCTTACTTCATGCAATGTATAACTAGGAAACAAAGTTAATTGCCCCTGATGTTTTTCTATTATCATAGGCTCGGGTCCTTGATGCAGCCATAGCTCTCCCCCTGAATATTCATTTGGATTAGTTAATTGCACAACCGCAGATAATTTTCTAACGGTGCTATTATAAATTTTATCTAGATGTGCTTTATATTTGCCATCAGGGTGTTTGTAATGTGTAAATTGTATTGCTTCAATAATTCCATTTAAATCAAATTTAAAATATTGATTATTAAAATCTGTTACAATTCTAGCTATTCTCTCATAAAACCATCTAGACTCTTCACACATTCCTAACCAAGCTATATTACTTTTTCTAACTTGTTGGTCAGGGCTTAATACTATTCCTTTTTTAGTTTTAAAAGTATTACCATAAGATATTATTTTTTTACATTCTTCTGGAGTAAATGCTTCTTGTACATGCACCACGTGAGAAACGTGGTCAAAGTCAAACATCCACGAAGAACCTACTACGTTATTTTTTTTATTCTTCTTCATTAATGGTCAAATCAAATCCAATCACCATTCTGTCTTTATCACTTTGATTAACGGGTGCAAAGTGCTCTACACATGCAGGGAAAATTATAAGATCTCCTTCTTTCAAATTAGGGTATGGCGCTGTAAACTCTAAATCTCCAGATATTAAATTAGGCCAAGGTTTTTTAAATATCACTGGAGAGTGTTTGCTAGCATCAAAATCAATATAAAGAACAGCTGTAAATCCTTTATTGCCATGATGATGCATTAATTGATCATTACCTTTTTTATAATTAACAGCCCACGCTTTACTTACTTCTACACTTTTCTTTATTTCTTTGGTAAAATTTTCTAGTTCAGCAGAAACAAGAGCTGCTATCTGTTTTTTAAAATCTAAATGTTTATAAGGCACGCAAGAGAATAAAAAAGTATTACTATAAAAATTTTGTATTCCTTTCTTTTCTAAAGGAAATTGTTTTATTAAACTTTTAATCTTCTTTTTCTTAATTTTAAAATCTTTTAACGCATAACGCCAAAGAGGGATAGCCATTAACATTTCTTTCATTTATTTATTCTCTCCATAAAAGTTATTGTTCTTTCTAGTTTATCTGTCATATTATTATAATTATCCAAAAATAGCAATTCTTTTTCCCACAGCTTTTCATAATATTCAGGGTCAAAGGTCTTATGTCTTATTATATCTTTCACACAATTTTTTAAATCTAAGGCTGTAACGACATCTGCTTCAAAGATCTTATTCCAGTAGGAGTTGTAATTGTTTTCAGTTTTAGAAAGAAACATGAGATAATTTTTTTCTGCTTCACGATCTATTTTTCTACATTCTTCATTAAAATGATTTTTATACATCTGTGAAAAGATAACTCCGTCTTCAAAGAGATCCACTAACTTAAATACTTTTTTAATTAAAATATCTAATGGGTTATCAATTAAAGGCTCTACCCAGTTATTGTTATAAGTAAAATCTATTACATCTTTATTGTAATAATTATAATTAGAATTCTTGACTATATCTTTTATATCGAAATGTTTGTAATAAATTCTATGGCTTTTAAGTATGTGATCTCCTGTTACAAAAGTAGCTTGCTTACCTGTTAAGTAATGTTTATTAAAAAAATAATTTACTTCAATTCTATTCCATAGACATCTCTCCATGATATAACCATTATCTTTAGCTATGTAACATCTAGAATTAATTATTTGTTCTTTCTTATTCTTATAAGGAAATGAAGCTGTTATTAGAGAATTATTATAATGTGTTTGTTCAGGTTTGTGTTTAAAAAGATCATCTGAACAATCTATATACAGACCAGCTTTTAAAGGTAGACCTCTGTTAATAGATGTTTCTAAAAATCTTATGTAACCGTTTTCTTCGTAAACAATATTTTTTATATTACAATCTATTATTCTACCCTCTAAATTTTTTTGAAATACTTCTTTACACAAAAAGTTTGTTGCTTTTATAGAATCAAAAGTAAATGCGTAGTCATCATTTATATTTTTATCTATTAAATTACCTTTAAGCTGACTAGCTAACTTAGAAGTATACTCTATTTCTTCTTCTGAAGTCATTTTGGGATTCAAAGCTTTTTTATAAACTAAAAGATCTTCGTTGGCTGTGTCGTTTGTTTTAATATGCAGGCTACCTTTTTTGTAAAAATTTTTATAAACAGAGCCAACAACAGGGACTCCATTAGTTTCTTTTAAAAATTGTTCTACCGAGATATCATTTAAATCTAAAATAATTTTAATTAATTTACTATCCATAACAACAGGGACATTTGATCCTTGTTTTTTTAAATCTACAATTCTTACATCTGCATTGTAACCAAAAAAGTTTCGTAAAATAATTGCAGTCGCTACCGCATAAATATTATATCCTAAAATGTAAATTGTTTTCATAAGCTTAACCTTTTTAATCTAGAATTAGTTCCTAATGTTCCTTTTATAAACACATTAAAAGCAATAGATTTTCTATCTTCTAGCCCTGTGTGAGTTTTTACAGAGTGCTCTAATTCAGAAGGAAACAAAATAATTTGATTTGTATCTACATTCTCAAAGAAAGTATCTGTGTTAAAATGATTAAATTGTTTTTTATCTATTTCAATAGTTGCATTGAAATGTTTATGAAAGAATATTGTAGCCTCATTTAAATAAAATACTCCAGAAACAATTGAATTAGGATGTTTGTGATTGTGGTGTTTATGATTAGGTTTAGTTACATTAAACCAAGACTCCGTAATATAAGGTGTTATAGGATCTGCTGGAGAAACAATTTGATTAAAATAATCATCTACTCTTTTTTGCAGTTCTTGTTTTAATTTTTTAAGAGGAACAGCGCTTAAAATATCACTATTATCTGAGGATAGATTAAATTCATTATTTAATAATGTTAGTGAATCTAAAAACTTTAGCTCTTTAGATGTAAGTTTTCTATCTAAAATAGACTTATATAAGGGGGTGGGAAATAAACCTTTTATCTCTGCTTTCATGCAGGATCTATATCAGTTTTTAAAAAGAATGTCTAGGCGTAAGGATTTGGTGGTTGACTAGCAGGGTCGTAAGGAGTCACTGAATCAGCGTCTAAAACCCAAGCAGAGCCATCCCAATTATAGTTTTGAATGTTACCTGCATCACTATCTATTTCTACTTTAACCCAATTACCTGTTTCAAAATCAAAGTAAACCATGTCATTACTTGGTTCAGGATTTGCTACTGGATTTTCCCATTCTTCAGAAGAATCATTCCACACAAAACTTGCATGTGGAGCTGGGTGTTTAAATTTATTATCATTAAATTCAGCGTTTACACAAGGTTTTCCAGAGTAAGCAGCCACATCGGCAGGGTCGCCTACCCAAGTACCTCCACCTGCTTTATTAGCAGAAAATGCAGCACCTTTACTCTCATCATAAACTCCATCTGTAAAACAGTCTGAGGAATCTACAACGATACCATTAGTTACTTGATTGCTCTCTATTTTGTAAAATTTATGTAGGCTCATAATTATGCTGTTGATAGCGATCTATATCTAACTATCACTACTCCATTCGCTGATGTACATGGACCACCTCTTGATGATGGTGAGCCATTTCCGTAAATTGTTTGAACACTTGGACTAATTGGACCCCAACCTGATGGGTTAGAAGATTCACCTACTCCACCTGCAGCATAAGTATACGGAGAACCTGTGATGTCATTAACAGTTCCTGGTCCTCCAGGTCCTGCAGCATAACCTCCGCCGTTTTGACCAGGGCCGCCCGATCCGCCGCCTCCGCCGCCGCCGCTGAATGGTCCGCCCATTGTCGATCCTCCTGGATTTCCTTCAGGTGGTGAATAGCCTCCAGCATTTCCAGAGCCGCCTGCTCCTCCTCCCGATCCTCCCGGGCTGCCGGTTCCACCGCCACCAGTAGTATTAATACTATTAAATGAAGAAGTTGTTCCGCTACCTCCTGGTGTATTGGTACCTTGACCAATAACTACAGGGTAAGTTTGAACTGCTACAGTCATGTCGTAAGCACCGTTGGCTCTATAGCCTCCCGCACCTCCGCCACCTGCAGATCCTGCATGCGATCCATTTCCGCCACCTGCAACGACTAAATATTCAACTTGGTCGTCTCCGTTATCTCCTAGTTTTTCAACTACAAAATCTCCAGAAGCAGCAAATAAATTAATTCCATAGTCTCCGTCATAACTTAAAGTACCACCATTAGCAACGATCCCTGGCGGTAAACCCCCACCTGTGAAACCAAATGATTTAGCACTTCCTGCTCCGAAACTTCCTAGTATTGGCATAATCTTTCTCCTCCTAATTTATTACGCAAACTGAGATTGAGAAGCTAACGCTGTAAACGTAGCTGATCCAGTTTTAATAATAGTATATGAATAAACATCTAAAGAGTTAACATTTCCACCTGTAGGTGCCGATCCTCCTTGCCATTCTGGCGTTATTGAAGAGCCGTCAATTGTTACAGCTGAATTGTAATATGCTGATGAGCCTTGTTTTACAATGTGAGCAACTGTAATTGATTCACCTGTGTCCATGATAGAATCTAAAGAGTTTGATCCATCACCTCTAATATTTAATGTCCAGTTAGCACCTGCATCAGTAGTGTAGTTTAACACCGCTTGAGTAAGTACATCGTAGTTGATTGTACCTGTAGCGGCTACAGCTGCTGTAGTAACTTTTTCTGCAACACTTTGAATTTTACCTTGACCATTGAAAGTCGCTCTACCGATTCCTTTTGGTGTAAGGTTTAGATCAATATTAGTGTCGCCACCAGTTGCTGCCATTTCAGGTGCGTTACCAGTTGCTGCGTTTGTGAGCTGAAATTCGTTAACTGCAGATCCAGTAGTTACAAATTTAAGTTGTTCATTACCGTTTTCGTCAATGATACCTGTAGCAGTATCAATAGTAATGTTTTTACCATTTGCGTCTAGGTCTGCTGAAAGTTGTGGTGAGAAGTCAGATGATAAATCTGTAAATGCTGTATCAACA